GCAAACGGACATCCTGAGTAAAGTGTCCGCCTTCGTCCACAAAGGTCATACTGATACGCAAGCCAATGTCATCTGCAAAGGTGTATTTATGGTCTAAGACATCATCAAGAGCCGCCCAAGTTTCTTTGTCGTCAGGTCGTCCCATTATAATGCCTTTCTTAATACCCCAAGTTTCTCCGAAATGTCCGTGTCCCAATACCTCATACTCAAGTCGGTCATCCTGTGTATCAACTCCACAGGTCAGAACAAGAACGCCCTCGGGAAGCTCTGCGGGATATTCCTCACGGCGTGCCATCAAACTATCTTCGTCTTGCAGGTCGCCTCTGTCCTCCCAAAGCTCGCCAAAGCAGGTGTTATAAACAACCTGCATCTTTCGCGTACTGCCGATTGCATTTAGATATTTCAGAATAATGGATTTCCAAGAAGCCCATTGACTTACAAAAGCATTCAACCAAAAAGAACGCGTACCGTTTAAGTACGCATCAGGATTTTCAGCCTCCCACCTTGCAGGCTGTTTTTTCATTTTTGCCTCGTCGCATATACTACCGCACCCGGGGCAGACATAATAAATATCCGTTACTATGTAGGTCTTTTTGTTGGCAACAAATTTTTCCTCATAGGTGTAGCGGATATTCTCCCACTTGATTTCGTGATATTCTTCACACTCCGGGCATTTTGTTTTCCAACGCTCCATAGTTCCTGTTGCAAATGATGCCTCAATAGCACTTGCATTTTTAACGGTAGGAGTTGAAACCTCAACTGCCTTTGCATTATAGAATGTTGTTTGTCTTGCCATTGCCAAGTCCCACGGGTCGCCCTCGTTGCCCGCAGATAACGCCCAACGGTCTCTCTCGTCTCCGAATACATATCGTATCGGCTTTGATGCCAGGGCGTGAGCTTCAGTCGAGCCGCAAAGAGTAAGTATTCCGCCGGGATAGGTTTTCTGTAATATTGTATTTCCGCTATCTCGGCTCTTCGGGTCGCTTACTTTCTTACGAAGCGTAGGACAATCTCGTATCATTGGCGCGATACGGAGTTTTGAATACTCCTTTGCATCTATTGTTGTAGGATGCACAAATAAAATACTTCCCGGGTCCTCGTCTATGATGTACCCGATTGTATTATTCAAAAATTCAGATTTGCCGACCTGTGAAGCGGCAACCATAACAATATGATTTACTTTCGGGTCTGTGAATGAATCCATAACCTCTTTGAGATACGGAGTTCTTTCCGTTCTCCACGGTCCAGGCTCGGCAGCACTCTCTGCAGAAAGTCGGCGGTATTTCTCCGCCCATTCTGAAACGGTCAAATCGTCAGGCGGTATCATTCCACGCAACGCTTTCGCTATGGCTTTGTTAAGACGGATTGCATCTTTGCTATTCGTCATCAACATCACTCTCCGTCATTTCCCAAGCCCGTCTCTCGCGAACACGCTCCTCGTATTTCTTCGGGTCGTATTTATATTCCGAGAGTAATTCCATAGCTTTGTATACTTCCTTGCGGATAATCTCGGCAGCTTCGGCAGGGTTATCCGTAGCCGCAGTATCAACACCGCACCGTCCGGGAAGAGCCACAAGCATTTGGCGCATTGTGTAAATCAAATCTTCTGTCATAGCTGCCACATCTTCCGAGCGGTGCATTTTGCCCTGAAGCTCTTGAGCCTCCATAACAGCCATTATAGCTTTTGCCTTTTTGGTGCTGACCTCAGCTTCCAATCTCGCTTGTTCCTGCTTTGATGTGTCCTTATCTTTCGGGGAAAGAAAAGCAATATATCTTGCCACCGAGTCTTTGAGATTGAAAACGCCACGCTTTTCAGCAATGATTGTTCCGTCTTGTGCCATCTGTTGCACTCTTCGAGCGGTTACACTTAATATCGTAGCAAGCTCTGTTGTGCTTACCGTTGTATCGCTCGTAATTTTATCAGCCATATGTTGCTCCTTTCCTCGTTATTTCTTACGAAAACATACAAGTTATTACGGATTTTTCTCAATTCGTTTCGATATTTGCTAAAATATTACGCTTTTTATGAAAATTGTTCCGTTTTTTTCTGTAATGTTTCTCGCATAGCACCGTCTAATGTACTATACATTTTTTGTGTAATGCGTAACGAAATGACCGAATTTTGCCTTACTAACTGTGCTTTTTTCGGGGTCGACGAGCCCGCGGTGCTTGGGGGTGGGTCGTCACAGTACCTTTTTGACCTCGAATCAGCTCTCATTTTTGCGCTGATGGCAGGACTTGAACCTGCATTGCCTGTCTCTTGCCATTGAGCTACATCAGCATATGTGTATATAACAAGGAGCAGACACGCAAGCTTTGTTGTTCTGCCTACGCATCCGCTCCATTATTATTGGTTATACTCTCGCAAGTATCTCGGCTTTGCTATACTCGTCTTTCTTTACCATAAGTTTTATAAACTCGTCTTTGCTAAAGTCCGACAATCTAAATATCTCTTCGGGTTTCATACCGAGTTGCTTGCTTATTTCTTTTACGCTCTTGCCCTCGTCCATGAGCTTCTTGACGATTGCTTTCATTGGCTCCAGAAGATGTGTACCACGCGCTCTATTGTGTGTGATAGTTCCGTACATATCCTCCGATTCGTCCGAGTGCGCCACGATTACCACCGGCACCTTACCGCCGAGCTTTGTTTTGAGTGGCTCTTCTCCCGACACAGTCCAACGGTGAAAGCCGTCTATGATTGTGTAGTCAGGTCGTACTACGATTGGTAGTGTCCACCCGTTCGTCAGTATGGATTGAGTCAGCAGGTCAAGATTATCTCTGCTAACTTTATTCGGGTTGTAGTCGTTAGGCTTGAGCTTATTCCTATCTACCCATTGCAGTGAGCCGAGCGGTGAAAATAAATCCATTTCAGGCATTGTTCTCACCTCCATTCTGCACACGGAATTTCTTGGCATATTCTGCATATGCTCCGTACACATCCTGGTACAATGCTCTCAATGTCCTCAGCTTCGGGTCTCCGGCTATGAGTGCATCATACATCTTTCTGTAATCACGCGGCCGAGCCATACCGTCTATTTTGGTAAAGCACCGTTTATATTGCTGTGCCACATTCCGCGTTGTAGGATTGGTAAAGTGTTTTGCCGCATCCTCAAACAGTAGCTTACGACACATCTCTTTATAATCTTTCCCGGTATCGCCCTCATTTTTTTGCCTTGTGCGAGTGCTACGCTTATACATTTCGGAATCCCAATACAACAATGTCATATATGCATTTGGCTCACGCTTTTCAATACGCGCCCAAAGTTGTGGATCCGTTTCTGCTATGTGTCGCATTCCGGCAAGTGAATCTATACCGAAGAAATTGGATATACGCAACGCACGTCTGCTCACTCCGCATTGGTAGAGCCACATATACGCCTCCGGGATATCAAGGTTATTGTCCCGAATGTATTTCCAAATGTCATTGTCGCGCCAATCGTATATTGGATATATGGTGTTGGAACCGGTTATGCCTTGCCTGCCGAGGTTGAGGCTTGACATATACTGCAACCTTTGTATTGATTCCGAGGCTCTAACACCTGTCATCATAATACCGTCCCTTGTAACCTTTGGCAAAAACATTTGATAATTCTCTTTGCCTATGCCTCTAAGGTACGGGCTTGTGCGTATAGCAAAGGGAGGCGGTTGTCGTACCCATTCATCCTCTTTGCCAGGTTCCCAAGTTATCCAGCTTTCGTCATTGGTGAGCTGATTCATACACGACACCTGTTTTACAGGTAAGCAATACCAACGGAATTGTGCGCCGGCTAACATAAACTTTTTGCGCCAGGTCTTTGTCATTTCGATTACGCAATCATAAATTGCTTCCTCGTCAATGAATATTACCGTCAGTTGCTTTGCATCAATCTCTCCACGCTCTATGAGCTTATACACCACATCCGCCATACAGATTGAATCTTTACCGCCTGAAAAGCTCATATACACCGGCACACCATTTGAGAATACATTTTTTACCCTCAATCGTGCCGCCTCAACAACATCCATTTTCGCCTGCGCTCTTTTTACAGCCATATCTTCTCACCACATTTCGGGCAGACAACATATCTGCCAACCTCTTCCGAAGTATTTTCGGGAGCGGGAGAGTATTCCGGCTGAGGTGCGCCGTTCTGTGCGGACTGTGCGAAAGCCTCCTCTTGTTTTTCGTAGGTTTCTTTCGCA